TTCGATTCGGCTGGACTGACTCAGGAGCGAATCAGTCCATGACTAGGTGGCTGATTAAGCCTTGTTATTCTTGAAAGCGCCAGCCGCAATCTTCGTGACGATGGAACCATATCCATACATCATGATTGAGACTTGACCTGTTGAGATCAAGTTACTGCGAAGCTGGAATGATGGGCTTTCAAACCATTGATAAGCATCACGATTGACAATAAGGATTGTTCCATCGCCATCGCCGCCGTTGTTGTAATCCACATAGAGATCAAGACCTGCGACATTGCCGCGAAGTGATGAAGGTGTTACAACACCGCCTGCATTTTGTGGCTGTGATGCGTTGTAAATTGGACGACCATTGTCGTTCAATGTCATGAGATTTGCCCATTGACCGCTTGAGACGATCATGCTTGAAGCAAATTGCTGTGTGTTGCCATAAACGCTTGCCGCACCACGCGAGACAATTCCAAGAAGCTCTGCGGCTGTTGGATAAGTTGCGACAGTTGTGCTGTCAAGTGTTGCACCTGCAATGATTGCGTTATTGACTGCCGCATTTGTAGCCTTTGCATACGCACCTGCGAGAGTCCGCATCAATTCCTCAAAGAATGCAGGACTTGTGCGATCTAGCAATTCGACAGAGAAAGTCTGTTGTCCTGCGTACTTAGATACAGTCGCAGTCACGAAAGCCGCATTCTGATCGGTTTCACTAGGTGTTCCAGCTTCGGAAGTAGCCGCAACAGTAGGTACAACGGTGATCTTGGGCAATTCGAAGGACATGCCAGCATCGGGCAAAACGCCTGAGCTGATGGCTTCAATGCTTGGACGGAATGTATTTGTGAGCCCGTTGATCACTGTTGTGAGTTGTCGGGTGGGTACGAGACCTGCGTTGTCAGTTGTATCTGCGGCGGCGGCGACATAAAGACGAGCATCTTCATCACCTAGCGCGGCGCGTACAGTGTTCTCGAGATACTTGATCGGGCTTGGATCAAGGCGTGGCTTTGCATAGAAAGCTGGACGCGATGACGCTTCGATCTTGAGTGAAGCTTCCACCGTCTCTTGAACGGCAGGAGCGTCTTGAACGGTAGTGTCTTCCACTTGTTCTCCTTCGGTCGGGTTTGTTGTTGCATCTGAAGCATCTTCAGCTTCAGAATCTTCTTTGTCTGTGCTTGCGGCGACATCTGCAACGCGAGCAGATCGCACTGCGGGCTCTGTGACCAAGCTGACCTCAATTAATTCGCTTGCAATAATGATCATTGCTCCATCTTCAGTCTCATAATCATCGACTGCAACGCCGACTGAGAATCCATCACGCAGACCAGCCATTGCTTCCTCGAGTGCATCATTGCCTGATGTTGTATTGGCAATCTTAAAAGTTGCATTGATCCCGACCAATTTATCTTTCTCATACACTTCGTCCATCGACAAAGTACGACCAATTGGGCGTGTCATATCGTGTTCGAGATTTAACTTCACAGGTGTTATTGGCACTGATCCAGCGCGGAAGATTGTGCGTCCTGCGCTTGTTAATGCGACTTCATCAAATGTCACAATGCGTCCTGAGATTGTACGCGCATTTGAATCTGCGGCAGTAATCTTTAACGGTACTTGTATCTTCATCGGATCATGTCTTCCTCTCTGCGAATTTCATCGGGTGTAATTGCGCCGATGCCTGACAAAATTTGATAAACCTGAGCGCGCTCCAATGGATTGCCACGCAAGAATTCGCCAAAATTGAAGCGTGCGTATTGTCCTGATGGTAGAAAGTCGCTTTGGCTCAAGCGTTGTTCAATGACAGTCATCACGGGCTTGAGAGAGTAATCAATTAGATCGCGTCTCTGATTAATCGCATTGGAATATGTATTTGATTGCGGATCAGAGGACGCGAACCAGGCTGGAATGCCGATTGCGCGGCATAATTCCAAAGCAATGTATTGACGAGCTTCATTGAGCTGTATTTCGGAAGGGTTAAAGCCTAATTTCTCAAGTACGACATCAGCATTCAAGAATGCAGTTGCACGCTCTTTGCGAGCCTTTGACCAGGAATCCAAAAGTGTGCGAATGCGATCTCCTGGCATTGCAGTGCCATTTGTCTTCATCACAGTCAATGGCGCTGGCTCTTTTGCGTAATTCAATGCCGTGCGTTCTAACCATGCGCCAGCTTTGATCGTCTGTCCTGCACGATTGAGTAATCCTTCGTCCATTCCCATAAAGACTTTCATATCTTCATTTCGAACAGGATTGCCATCAATCAAATAACCGGTGATCTCAGTGCTTTTAGCATTTGTCTTGACGGTAACGCGAGTCGGCGCAATTCTTTCTGCGGCGCGAACTCTTCCGTCCTCTGCATAACGATCGATGACACGCAAATATCCGTAACCATAAAAAATTATGTCCTCAGCAATCCAGCTCCATACATTTGCACCTGGCACGCGTGGATCAGGCTGATTAATAACGCGCGGCGGCTCGATGCGAGTCTCGGTGGATTTCTGCCATACATCGATGTAAGTGCTGGCGACTGTCGAGCAAATTATGTTGCGAGCGCGTGCCAAAGTAGGCACTGCCATTGCTTCTTCGCGAAGCGCCGTTGTCGATGTTGAGAAATATGATCCAAAAGCATCGAATGAATTGACGGGCAGATATTCGGCGGCGGCTGTAACTTGTACGGGTGCAGGATTAGGCACACCCATAATCAGATCGCGCAATTTCATGTCCGAATTGTCGCGCTCTTATACATCTACCCAATAAGAATATCGACTTCCGTCTCTTGGCGTGTCGCAAAGTGAGTCACAAGCGCCGATGCCACAGTCGCGCATACTGCGACCTTTGACGCGCGCCGTCCGATTACCCACGCCCCATCGCCATACGGTAATTTTGAAGCTGAGAGAATTTGCTTGGTCAATTCAGGCTGACCTTTATGCCGCAACCGCTTGGATACAACCGCCGAAAGAAGCTGATCACAACTCATTGCATATTCAACGCCATCGATGTCGGTTGTCGGTATGCCTGCGGGCGATAGCCGCATGGCAATGGCTGACGCTGTGCGCTTGGAATAGACGACAGATTCAAGAGCTGTAAAGCGGCGGGCATAAGGCGCGATGTCATTGGCGATTGTCTTATCGTCAAGCGATACAGGGTTGTGCCAGGTGTGAAGAAGCTGAACAAAGAAGCGTTCATCGTCAATTCGTTGTGCCGCAACCAAAGCACCGTGTCGGCGATCAGGACTCAGATCAATTCCAAGCCATGTTGTCTTGCTCTCGTCCAGCTTCAACGATGTATCTTCGCAATCTGCCCATTCCTGGCTCGGGATTGCGGGATTGATGCTATCGACCCACCTGCAAAGTACCTCTGTCCTAAAGACATCAGGCGCGTCATTAGTCGCCGATGCGATGTTGTCGATATGGATTGTGCGACCCATTGACGGATTCGCGTGCTTCCAATTCTCAATGTCGTGAATATCGTCAGTCGGTGCTGACCATTCAAAATATCCAATGTCGTCACTGCCTGCACCTGCCGATGCCTGCAACCCGCGCTCGCGTAGCTGATTCAAGATCACGGAATGACTGTCGCCTGCATTGCTGAGTGTCCATACCTGCGGATTCTTAGCCGCCATCATCGTGTATTTCATCGATGACCAGGCATCAAGGTCTTTGTGTTCCCGTAATTCGTCCATGAAGACCGTCTCGGGCTTTGAAATACCACGCGCGGCACTGTTAGCGGCTTTGACCATGTAACGCGATCCGTGAATCGTCTCGACTTCCTCTGATCCGTGAGCCCATCGAATCTTTTTAACTTGCTTCGATAACGATTCGTTACCTTCGATGATATTAACCAGGTGTCGGAATGTCTCGAGCGATGTTGTCAATCGATGCGCTGATCCAATTTGAAGCGAATCCTTTTGGACAAATAATCCCCAAAGGATGCGGGAGATCATGAGCGTACTCTTGCCATTCTGACGAGCCACGACCGCGCATACCAATGGGAAGTGGAATCTGCCGTCAGGTTTGACGCGCATTGCTTGGACTGCCAGGTATTTCTGCCAGCCCATAAGCTCCAAGCCGCATTGAGCGCTAAAATCAATCAATTCCCACCCACGCGAACGCAGATTTGGCACGCGAGATTGGATTCTCGGCTTCATATAGCCGAATTCCACACCGCCTAATCCCGATGCGCCCTGAATGAGCCTGAGATCAGCCATGTGCAACCGATTCAGTCTGAGCCTGGCTCGAACTAGGTTTAGTCTCACCGTTTCGTGGTGAAATTAAACCAA